ATACAGTACCGGATAAAGTAAATACAGAAATGCCGGAAGTAAAACGCAGAGAAATTACTCCAGGTTCTTTAAGAGATAGACAGAGACAAAATCAACAAGGAGATACTGCATCACCAGCACCTGCGGATGCAGCACCAAGTCCAGGGGCAAAGTTAAATAATGCAGTTTCTGAAAATAATAATGCTAAAATAGAACAAATGACAGAAGCACCTGAGGTAAATACTGTTAATAATACAATGGTTTCTGGAAATAAAAAAGAAAGTGAAATTGCACCTAAGCTTGATTTACCTTCTGTGAGGAATCAAGAAGAAACATTTAGAAGAATGATTTTTTATTCAACCAAAGTGGTATAAAAAAACACCCCGTAGGGTGTTATTCAAAATACTTACACAATTCACATTCTATGACCGCCTCTTGAAATCCTTCGGCACATAGTTCACGTTTTTCATTACCATATTCAAGGACAAAGCACCTCTTGATTTGGTCATAGACAATGTGACTTGCGTAATCAATCATTTTAGTTTTCTTCAGCCAATTTAGAGAAATAAGAAATATCATCATCATCGCCTTCGGCTAATGCTGGTGCTTTCTTAGGTGCTTCTTTGAGTTGTTCTACTGTAGTCTTTGGCTTCACTACTTCACCATTCAGACCAAGTACCTTATCTAGCCTCTGCTTCAAGACCTCATAAGATTTGAACTCACTTGCCTTAGTCATATCTGATAAGGCATACTCTTTCTTCCAAACTGCTTCCATTGCTTCATCATCGTTTAACAATGGTGATGCTGATTCAAATTCGGACTTATCATAATTCTGATAGCCTTCAACCTTACGAATCTTTAACTTGAAGTTGGCACCTTTCCATAAGTCAAATGGATTGATTGCTGTCTCATCCTCAAAAGCAGGATTCATTGCTTCGGTAATCTTATCAAAGATTTTCTTACCGAACTTAAACAACTTCACTTTGCCTTCATTCTCTGGATGCTTTGGATCCGAAATGATATAGACATTGGCGATATAATTCAACTTACGCTTCTGCTTACGGACAACTTCTTTGTTTGCTTCAATGCCTGAATTCCATAAACCAGAATTGTGCTCACATACTGGACATTGTTGATTCATTGTCGTTAAACAATTATCAATTAACCAACCACCAGGACCTTGGAATCCATGGGAGAATACTTTAACCCACGGTAAGGCATCGTCACCATCAGCTTCTGCGGCAGGTAGAAAACGAATAACGGCCATGCCATTACCTGCTTTGTCTACTTCTGGTCGCCAGAAATTATCTGACTTCTCTGAACCTTCTGTTGGTGTGTTTAATGCTTCTATTGCTTTGGATAGTTTATCCAGATTGCCTGATTGGCGTTTGAGATTTGCAAAACTCATATAATGCTCCTTATTAACGGTGTATAAACGGAATATAACTGCTTTCAAAAACTACTCATAATCAACTACAAAATATAGTATATCATAAAGTATTACTAAAGTCAAGCCTTAGGCCTGACTTTTTTTTATTTATCTGACAATGGCTGAGTTGTTAAAAATCTTAATATAACTATGCCAACCGAAATAATAATACCAGCAGCCATTTGTAAAGGTGGTGAACTTAACAGTCCCACATAACCTTGTAGAATAGATAGTACAGCAACTAAAATTGCGAACCAAACTGTTTTACTCTTAAAGATGTTCATATTCATTGTTTTTTTTCTCCATGTAAACAATATACATATATTTATCCTTATGCATACATCGACATTATTATGCGTGTATGAAAGAAACTTTCATGAAGTATACCAATACCACCTTCTCGCCTCCAGCCATCAATATTCTTGGCTGTATCATCTATTAGAATACAGTTTGGAGTTGCGTAGTCCTTCTTTAGGTGCGCACCTGGCACTAGGATAACAGGGAAGTCTATCTTGTGCTTACTCAACCATTCCATTTTCTGTGGCCTAATTAATGGGTCTCTCTTATCACTAGCAGTAGAACTAAGAATGGTAATTGGTATACCAGTAGTTTTTAAATAGTCCATCAATTCTGTGGCTTCTGGCATTAAATCCAATGTGGCAAAATGCCTGTCTTGAATAAACTTATCAAAGGATTGCCCCCATTTTTTGTCTTTTTCGGCTTCTTTGGTGGTCATCTTAAATAACTCTTGATATCTTTTACCAAAGTCGGCAATTACGCCATCCATATCAAGGTAAATGTTTTTCATCTAAAATTCTCCACTAATATATTTTTAAAAACTGCTTTATCGTATTGAACAAATGGCGTATACTTTTCAATCTGTATCTGCCATATTGGCCAAATAATATCTTCTTTAATCTTTTCTGTCCACATTGGCCAAAAATTCAGTATATCATTCATTATAACAACGGTCTCTATTGATACTTTATCTCGCATCAATAAGCTCAACAAATTTGGATGCTCACCGTTATACACTTTAATGATGGATTCTTTATCATTCTCAAAATGATCCACAAGATATAGGATATCATTCTCAAAGATATAAGTCAAGCTCTGTTGTCTTTTCATCCACTTCTTGTAGGCATCTTCACCTTCAGCATTGGTCATTTCACCCACCCACTTATCACCTTCTAAGAAGTTGGCAATATAGAATTGCTTTAATTCATCCAAAGAGTATTTGCGGCTGAGTTTGTAGAATGAATACTTGTCCTTACGGGAAGAAAATGTAGTTTTAGTTACATTAGTCTTACCATTATACTTAAAGTAATCATAGGATTTTGATGTGAAATGGAGCTTGAGAGCATTATACAATGCAAAGGCTGCAAAACCTGTTCCCTCGTTCATATAGGCAGCTTAGAGGTCTTTTTAATTAGGTTGAGTGACTGTGCTTCTTCTCTAATCTCCGCTTTTAAGGCAGAGGATATAAGAGTGGCTGCCACTTCAACTTCTAGGCCAGTCTCTTTACAATAATGGCATATAGCATCCATCAATCCAATCCTCTTGTTTACTGCCAATTCTTTAATCATTATACTAAATTCTGAAATTTCATCTTTTGTGGGCATATCAATTCTTATAAAATATGTGTTGACCAATCTTGGTAACCTTCTTCAAATTCCATCCAGGGTTTACATAACTGGCATGATAATACATTGAATTTGTCCTTGCTATTTTATCATGAACCGATGGTTCTGTCAAGGCCATCCTCGCAACTATTTCTGATTCTTGCCATTGATACCTGTTTTGAACTACCAGATTCTTTACGCAAGTCCATGAGAACTGGCATACTAATAGGTTATTTGCCGAGTATGTTCTTTGGTAGACAACCTCACAAATTGTTTTAGGGAATTTAGGATCATTAGCACGGTTTAATACGACCTGTGCTACGGCTAGTTTACCTTCAAATGACTCCGATGCGGCCTCATGGTAGATATTTCTAGCTAAGCATTCCATTTGCTTTTTGAAATCTTTTGATACCTCTTCCTGTATCTGGTTGGCAATCATATCCTGTGCCAATGTAGGAATTGTATAGGCAAGAATAGTTGCGATTAAAAATATTGCTATGTGTTTTAGTGATTTTGATGAGAACATCATATCTCCTTTTGTTTACAGTCGATGCTTTGACCTTGGACCCAAGAACTTCTGATTTTTAGATGGGGGTTTTAGAAACTGTTTTTGGAGAGAACAGTAAAACTCTATTAATTAGAATGTCTTTGATACGGACAATACTGCAGCATTCTTATACAACTTCTGACCGTTTAAGGTGTTGGCTGTTTGAAATGTTGAAGTCTTGTTTGTATTGGCATAATACTTGGCAGTTACATCAAATCCAGCAATATTATAACCTAGACCAAAGTTGTAGTCTGTGTAATCCGAAGCTGTGTTGTTTGCAACATCAGTTTTACCTGCGTGAGCAAGAACACTAACTTTTGTACCAGCAACTGGATATGTTACATCAGCTTGGAAATATCTTGTGCCTCTACTATTACTAGCAGCAAAATAATCACCTAGTGATTGACTTACTTTAACAGAAACAGGACCTTTTGCTACGCCAGCATAAACTTCTTTAGTGTCGTAGTTTGTTTTAGCTACAGAAGCCCGTGGATAGAAATAGTTATAAGAGCCAACATCTAGTGTTACTCCTAAAACTTCTTTCTTGTATCCAGCATATAAGTCGCTTTCTACACCCGATCCGTTAGTGTATAATTGTGAACTGACGGATGAATTCCAGTTACCAATATAAACACCACTCTTGTGAGCATAATCAATACCACCTTGAATTGCAGGTGCATTTTGAGTCTGACTAATTCCACGAAACCGGTAATCACTAGTTGCACCCAAGTTTGTTGTTACTTGAGCTTGGACTAGACCAACACTTAATAATGCCAAAATTAATAGAGATTTCTTCATTGTTACTCCGTTGTTGTTAAAAAAATGATGGATGATTCTGTTGCTAAGTTCATCCACCGAAACTCCGCTTACCTATTAGGCAGCAAGTGCATACTTTTCATCGTTTGCGGTTACTTAATTTAGTTATTACGCCTTCTCTGGCGATTCTCCATTATTATACTAATCAGGCAATCGATTCTATTCATCCCCAACGAAACATACTATGGCACTTTAGAGTTTCTCTGAGTGACTCTGGGATACCAGCCCTAATCGTTTTACGGATTCTAATATGCTTCGGTGGAGATGGGGAGATTCGCACTCCCGTCTTGCCAAACTTTTTAATAACTTCTACGAATCTTTACAGTATAACATGGTATTTATGTATTGTCAAGCGGTTTTGTAATATTTCTGACTTAATTACACCAAGATTGTTTGGCCTCACCATAGTATTCTCTTGCGTATCCGTTCTGGATTGATGCGATACGCAACGAGTGATCGTTGAGTAATACATCACCAAGAACTCTACCACCATACTTGTCCCAATCCATTAGTATAACTTGTCTGCTTGTTGCTTGAGATACC